GATGCTGTAAATTGTCCTTTTAATTTAGCACCTAAATCTATAGTGTTTGAAAATTCATATATACCACTTGATGGTACTGTTGTTGCACTATCTCCTACAGTTCCTGTAGCTGTTAATCCAAGATAATTAGTTGAATTTCTAGTTTCTACACTAACATCAGTTTTACTTCCTGAAAATGCTGTATGTTCGTTAATAGTTGTTTGAGTAACAAAATTTGTAGATGCAATATTAGTTGAGATGATAGTTTCATTTGCAGATTGGTTTCCTAATTTATCATTTGCTTTGATAAGATAAGAACCCGTTTTTAGAGGAAGTGTAATATTAGTTGCTGGTCTTCCAACTCTATCTACTAGATCAAAACTATTAGCCCATGTTGGATTTGATAAATCTGTACTAAATCGAATAGTATAATAATCAAGGTCAAGATCAGGTACTGCTGTCCAACTTAACAATGCTTGATCTCCAATAACATTAATTGCAAAGTCTTCAACATCTTGAGGTACTGCTGTTTGACCTACAATTTGTCTAGTATCTGTTACAAATGTACTTGAAACTCCTAAAGAGTTAATTGCTTTAACTCTAACTGTATATTGAGCATTGTCGATAACATTCAATAATTGATAATTTAATGATGTACCTTTACCAATAGTTCTAAAGCTATCTGTTACTGCATTTCCATTTCTGTCAGTTATTTGTTTTACTTCTACTTGGTATTCATCAACAAATTGGTCAGGAGATGCAGAAACTACTACTGCTAAACGAGTAATAACTGTTCCATCATTATATTCAACTAGATTATCTGATAATGTCATTCCAGCTGGTGGCTGAATAGAAAATGGATTAGGTAAAGTTGTATCAGCAATCGTAGGTATAGCATTTTTTGTATTAAATGTATAAAAATTATCTTGGTGTTCAAATAGTTGAACATTTACAGTTAAATCTTCATTAATCTCTATACCTAATACTCTAAAAGGTTTGGCATTAAATCCACCACTAGGATATGTGATTGCAACAATATCCCCTATAGCTAATTCTAAAAATTCTGATGTTAAAGTTAATTGTATTTGTAATTGGTTTCTTGATCTTCTAAGAATAACCTCACAAAGTGCTTCTGCATTATAAGTGTTAGTTACATTAGGAAATTGAAAGTTACCCTCTAAAACAGTATTATTATCTGCTGAAAGCATAGTTGCATGTTTAAAAGCTGATTCTACATTAGTGTCATCTGCTGGTGGAAAAGAAACTGTGTCGTTCTGCCAATTCTTAAATGGATTTACATAAGTTCCAATTACACGATTATATTTATTATTTTTTCTTTCTCCTAATACTTTAGCACCACCTACAACATGATCTGATGTAATTGTTTTAACTGCTGACCCTGTACCCTCTATTTTAAGTTTATAAACACCATCATTATAAGTGAATAGTGATCTCATTGGGTTTAAAAGTTTCTTTACATTTTCAATTACTTTTTGGCTGGTATCTATAACAGCATTAGATTCAAATTTAATAATTTTAGGAATAAAATCTGTAACATCTACGCCATTACTAAAATTAGAAGATAAACTTGTACTGTACGAGCCACCACTTACTTTCCATTGAAAAGTTAAATTACTGTTTGATGGTGCATTACCATAATAAATAATTATAGGATATACAGAACCACTTACTAAAGTTTTACTTCCTGATTGAGTTTGATTTCCATGCCAACCTCTATTATTAACAACTAATTTTGCATCTCTATCATTCTCTACTTCTTTAAATAAATTATCTACAGTTTGACTAGCATCTCCAATATAAACTACAGATGAATCATCTGAGGAAGTTTGAAAATCAAAACTAGCTGAACTTGGTGCTGTAAAATATCCATAATATCTTCTCGAGTTATAAGGGTTTGTAGTTACTCCATTAATAGATTGAACTGTAGCTGATGATGTAGGCGATCTATTTAAAAAGAAACTTGGATAATCACTATAATATCCTGTGTAAAATTCAGAAATTAAACCAGCTTGTGATGATACACTTGTTGTTCTTGGTTGGATTAAAATATCTGATTCAGTTGCAGAAGTTTGAAAAGAAGCAAAGTTTGTTTCAAATGCACTATCTGGTAATCCTTTTCCATATCTTGTATTTCTTAAATAATCTAATAATACTAATGCAGAATTTGGTGTCCATTTAGTAGTTGTGTCTCTAGGGTCATAAACTTTTTTACCTTTTAATGTTACTTTAACTTGTGGAATAGAACTAAAAATATCTTGATTCCATTTAAACCTAAAAGCTACATAGCAGACACCTCTTAATCTATGGTTAGATGTCCAATTGGTAGAGTTAGTTAATATTGATGAAGCTACTTGATCGTCAGTTCCATTAAATGCTTGTATTTGAATGTGAGAACCATCTTTATAAAAATTAGCATCTCCACCTGAAACTTCTCTTACTACTCCATGATCTAAGTCGCCATCAAAAATAACTCTTTTATCATCTACAAATATTTGTTCTATTTCTTCTATTTCTCCCTCACAAACTACACCAGCAACATATAAATATTCATTATCTGTTCCTGAAGATTCTATAAATACTCTAGTAATCCCTACTTGTCGTCTGCCATATACTATAGGAATTTGTGCATTATTAGATTGTTTGTTAATTAATACACCTCGTTCTTCTTCTGGTGTATCAAAGTCAGGAATATCAGGTGTTGGTATTAGCCACCCAATAAAACTTGTAACAACATTAACTATTGCATCAACTACACCACCCATTAGTGATAACTCCTTTTAAACTTCTGGCCAACTCTATAAATATCACTATCTACTCTTAACCAATTTATAGAATGATTTACCTTTAATTGTTTTCTAAAATAATGATAAACCCAACGCATCATTTTAAAAGTATTTTTAATAGATACAATTTCAATCAACCATAAATTATTACCTGAATTCCACTCGTTAGATTTTATCTTGCCTGTTTGTTTAAATCTTTTTTCAACAATATCATGTATGTAAGCCCAATTAACAAATCCTACTAATTCGTTATTATCATAAAACTTTTTATATTGATTAAGTTTAATTGATGGCTCTAAATAATTATTAATCTGTTTGCCTTTATAACGATCAAATTTATTAAATAGATTAATAATATCTTGCATTATGCTTTACCCCATTTAATATCTTGTACTGTTTGTGAAGCAAATTCAAAACCTAAATCTCCTGAAAAATGTAATTCTTGTGAACCTGTGTTTGTTTTTCTACCCTCTATTTTACTAAAGTCTGACCAATGAGAAGCAACTATAATATTAGCATTAGATTGTTCGATACTTTCATCAATACTAAAAGATTCTATTCTTCCTTTAAATAAAAGAAAAGGGTCTGCAATAACTTGTTCATTACTATCTAAAAAGCCCTTATAAACTTCTGCTTCTTTTTCCATGTAATTATTATTTAAAAATAAAGATATTATTGTCTGATCTGCACCAGAAAATGATAAAGTTATATTACTAACTTCTACTTCTGATGATTCTGTAACACTAGATATTTTAGTAAATAATGAAGAAGCTGAATAAGTATTTGAATCGTAAGTTACATCTTTGTAATGGTCTGTAAATCTAAATCCTGTGCTTACATTAATATAAACAAGAGTAATAGGTTGTAAGCTATTTGTTTCAAGTTCATTCTTTACTGCTGTTGTTAATGTTCTCGTCATGTTCTTCGTAAGTTGTTTGGGTTACACTTTCTGTACCTTTTAACATAGTAAAGTCGAATTTGCTATTAGGTTTCTTATATTCTTTGAGATCGTTAATACTAGCATCTATTTGATCTTCATTTACTATAATTTCAGCAATAAAGTCGGCAGTTACCTTATGGGTAATTTTGTATTTTTTCATTATAAATTTTCTATTAGGTCTATCTGATACTTATAAAGGTCATTAGTTACAATAGAATATTCTTGAATATCATTAGAAAGTCTTACAGTAAAATCAACATTATCATAAATCAAAGCTACATCATCTGCTACATCTGATCTTAAAGGTGGTTCAAAAGTAAGTGTTCCCTCTCCAGAACCATCTGAATCTAAATCTTCAACTGCCATATAAACTTTATCTTGTCCTGTAAATCTAAAGTAATCTCCAGCTTTTAAAATATCATTTGTGCTTGTGGCCATACCATCAATAGCACAAGTAGTTGCACCAGAAGATATAGCACCATTAACACTTATAGTTCCTGTGGCAACACCTTGAGCATTTGATACAACAGGTGGAATAACAGTAAATGTATTTAATCTTGCTCGTTGTTTCATAATAAATGCTTT